CCTGTTAGGCCTGTTGCCCGGGCTGTTAAAATAAAGCACGCCGGCCTCAACTCAGGGTCCTGCTAATGATACCAAGTTAGGGGTACATATCTTGCCTATGGCATTTCCCTGGACCTAAGCAGTGACCTGAAAGGGTAGCGTCGATACTTGGACCAGCAGCGCTGAGTTCCCTGATCAGGATGGCGTTGCTGGTATATGAATTTGTGGCCCATTGGTCTTGGATGCGATGCGCGGCAGCGTTAGGAATAATCCCGGGTGAGACCTACCGGGAGCCACAAGCGGCAAGCTTGACAATTGTAAATAAAGGATTATATAGGAGAAAGAATGAGAGAAAGTAAATACAGTTTTTTATACCGGTCCTGGGATGGGCACGTGATGCGGCCAGAAAATTTTCTAAACATAAACAAGGGAAGGACCCTGAGCAGGTCACAGCTGCGGATGCTGGGGATCGAAAAAATTAAAAACCCGAGCTACAAGCGGCAAGCAACAAGCGGCAAGCCTCAAGCAGCTGTTGACATGGTAAAAGATTTATAGTATAGGATAATAAAGGAGAAATTATGAAAGAAGAAAAAACAATAGACACTTACTCAATGATGGGTAAAGAAATTAAAAACACAAAGCAACAATGGGTTGACAGGTGGAAAGACTGTACTGTTAGCTCACTGGCTGGACTGATGCCAACTGGTGAATATAGGGACCTGATTGACAGAATTATAACGCTAGCCGAAGAAGATTTTGAAAGGAGGGTTGAACGTGAAAGTAAAAGAAGCGCTTAAAATAACAGACTCATTTACTAAGACCAGCAAAATGCCTGGTCTTAGTTACAGCTTGCCAGCCTGGGCCTGCCAGACTGGCGCGAAACTCAGGAAGGTTAAGACTTCACCATGTTACGGCTGTTATGCTATGAAAAATAATTATGTTAGATACCCTGCGATTAGAGAAGCGCAATATAGAAGGCTGGACGCTATCAATCACCCACAATGGGTTGAAGCAATGGCGGCTGTTATCAAGCGTCAAAAATGGTTTAGATGGCATGATGCGGGAGATGTACAAAGTCATGAGCATATGGCAAAAATTATTGAAGTATGCAAGCTCACGCCTGACACCAAACACTGGTTACCAACTCAAGAGCGGCAATACTTGCCAGCCCCTGAAGAGGTTCCAGCAAATTTAATTATTAGATTATCAGCTGCACGTGTAGACGGGACCGCTGGCAACGCCTGGACGCATTCGTCAACGGTTGTCACCGATGGGAGCCCTAGCTGTCCAGCGCCTACTCAGGGCGGCCAGTGTTTAGACTGTCGAGCATGCTGGAATAAAGACATAAAAAATGTTAGTTATGGTAAACACTAAAAATGACATTTGTATTTAAACATCCAAAATTTTACAGAATCCCCAGGGATAAATCGGATCAGGCCATTAGCAAACCCGACAATCTAGAAGTCGTTGATAGCGTGCGCCCTGGTCCGGGCCAAAGCTCCAAGCAGCAAGCCTCAAGCAAGGTTGGTTCGAAAGCTTCAAGCCTCAAGCAACAAGCGTCAAGCTCCAAGCCGGGTCAAGTGATTGACGCAAGCATCAAGACCTGAGCGGCAAGCATCAAGCTTCAAGCCACAAGCAACAAGCTCTTTTATTCTCTTTCCTCTGTACAAGTAAACTTCTTCTTTCTCAAAAAGTTTTGAGCCTCGAGACAAGAGGCGAGAAACTAAGATGAAAGTATTGTCAGGGTGCTTAATATGGAAGGCAATTTGGTGGGGTGAGAACTTAATCTTGTTAGCTCTTGTTACCTTCAGCTCTACAGTGAAAAAGTGGCTATTAGTATTATAGCCCAATAGATCGGGAGTACCAAAAGCGCTAAGGTTTTCAAGTCTAGTCCAGGAAATTTGCTTAGTATTTTTCTTAATTTCATGCCAAAATTTAGTTTCAGGTTTCATTAATATTCACCCTAACAGGTGCCTATGTAAGTATGAATTTTTTCAGTTTTGGTATCTGATCTTTGAGGTCGGGTTTGATTACAACTCTAACAGAAGGTTTGCCTATTATAGTCGATTCCTGGACTTCAATTTTACCAATCGGGAAAATATTTCCGCTGCCATTATCCATGTAGATCGTAGCATTACTTACGGCGTTGCCTTTAGTACCATCTGTAAATTTGTCAAGATATTCTTGAAGGTGTCTTACGTACATTACTTAGCAAATTCCTTTGCATAACACTCTAAACTACACATGCCTCTATACATATCGGACTCTAAAATGTCGTGAGATAAAAAATTCTCACATTCAGTATCAGCGCATATTTCATTAGAAAGTGTAAAAACATCTTCTTCAACTGCTCCCATTTTAACTAAATTTATTTTAAATTCTCTAGCTTGTTCTTCTGTCATTTCTTTGGTTCCTTTCCTTTACCTGGACCTTCTTTGATTATATATTTTAATGTACCATTGGCTCCTGATTCAACAGCCTTAACCAGGTGTTTAAACAGGTAGCTTTCTTTTAGTTTTCTCTTGGCCTTGTCTGCGTATTCAGTCAATTTCTTTGTGTCTCTCATGTATTGCCTTTTATAAAATGTTAGGGTAAAAGTCAAACATGGGATTACCTAAAAGATTGACAGAGAAGCAGAAAAAATTCGCTGAGCTTATTGTGTACAACGACGGAAGCAGAGATGCTTGGGAGTGTGCAAAAGAAGCTGGCTACGGCCCAGGGTCTGACCTTGCAGCAAGAGTCGCCTCTTCAAAATTAACTAATCCTAAATTGTACCCTCTTGTAGTTAAGTACATTGGTGAGCTGCGCGAGGAAGCCAGAAAGAAGTACGAAGTTACTATGGACAGGCACCTTGAGCAGCTTGCAAAAATACGTGACCAAGCGTTGAAGAAGGGAGCATATTCTGCAGCGGGTAACATGGAAGTAGCCAGAGGAAAGGTTGCCGGATATTACATTGACAGAAAAATGATTAAGACTGGTAAGATAGATGATCTTGATAGAGATCAGTTGATGTCTAAACTAGAGAAGATGGTAGAGGACCATTCAAAAATAATTGAGGGTGAATCTACAGAAGAACAACCGCTAATAGAGCTATCATCAGAGCCGGAAGATGAAATAGAAACCATAGAAGAAACAGACCAAGAGTTACTTGAAGAACCCATTCCAGAAGAGCCAGAACCTTCATTACAATAATATTTTTTCCATTTTAACAATACAACCTTTAGGAAATACATTTCGATCAGAGAATAGACCATCAGCTTCATCGTAACTGGCAAACGTTCTTATGCATTTAGAATCTTTATCATATAGGTAAGCATTAGTGACCATTACTGAAGGCATCATACCATTAAACTCATGAGCCGTAGCGTGCCCGCTATCACCTAAAATATCAACCCATGTTATTTTGTAGAAGTAATATTTCTTCTTTTTAAGCACTACATGTCTGTATTTTGATTTTTTATTCATAGCTGATTCCTTTCCACTTTATAAGATATAAATATATATAAATATAAAAATTCTGAAAATATTTCTGAAACGCTGTGGAAAATGTGGAAATCATAAAAACAACCCTTAAGTAGTTGAAATCATTGAATAAAAGTTCCACAAAATCTTCCACATTTCGTCGAAAAAAAATGTGGAAAATGTGGAAAATGGCCAAAATCTGCGTCAGAATGTAACAAAAGTTTAGAATCATTCTAAAGTAAAAACGATTTTCCACAAAATTTTCGTGGTTTCCACAAAAGTTCCACAAATTAATTTTACTCATTTTTCCCCGTTTCTCGACTCTCGCTCCTAGCTGCTCGAACCTTGTAATAAGCATCAACTCGGGCCAGCCACTCGTGACTAAGTGCTCGAAACTCGGAGCCATTGATTATGAATCGTTGAAAGAAGTTGTCCGGCGTACACATCAATATAACTCCTTGCTCGATCTCAGAACCGTGCACGTAGTTGTGAGCCATCGCATAAGCTACCATCTGCAACTTATAATCAGTTATCCACTCGATACGTTTGGGCTTGTTCGATTGCTTGAAGTCTATTATACTATCACGCCCCATATAAATTCCAACGAGATCAGTTGCACCGGCATACAGTCCAGGATAGCTTACTACCACCTCAGAACCCCATATTTCCTCTAAATCAGGCAAACCCTTATCGATGATCGTTTTAGCCATCGAATGAGCTTGTACGCCCGCCTCAGTCATGTCTAAGACTTCTTTTTCAAGTATATAACCCTCTAAAATGCTATGCATGATAGTTCCTCGATTAGCAGCAGTATTCTTAATTTTATCCGCTTCAGCGTCTCCAACCCTAGCTTTCCATTTTGCGATAGAATCTAGCTTATCTTGAGGCTGAGTAGCTGATAATATAGTTGTAACACTTGGTAACTTTTCTTGAGATACGTCATAGACTCTCTCATCATTTAACAGTGACCTTGTTGATGTAGGGTAAGTA